CTAGACAACAAATTTCAAATATATTTGAAAATGGTGGAATGATACAAGAGTTTGCGAATGGTGGTATGGTACATGGTAGATCACACGCACAAGGAGGAGAGAAGTTTGCAGTAGGTGGTAGAGTAGTAGAATTAGAAGGAGGTGAGGCTGTTATAAATAAAAGAAGTACGGCAATGTTTAGAAGTCAATTATCAGCAATGAATACAGCAGGTGGAGGTGTTAAGTTTGCAGATGGTGGATTACTTAATATGCCTTCATTTTCACAACAACAATTTAACGCTTTAGGTCAAAATCAAATGATGGGTGCTATGGGAGGTTCAGGTAAGGTAGTAGTAGTTGAGGCAGATATAACAGATAGTCAAAATACTGTAAGTGTCCTACAATCCTCAGCAACAGTTTAATAATTAAAAAAATGAACAAATGTTTGTTGATAAAAAAACTAAGTTAGAAAGATTAAGTATATGTAAAAGTTGTAGTTTTTACCGAAACTTTATGTTACTTAAAAGACCAAAGATAAAATGGGGGGCAAGATGTGCAGATTGCACTTGTTTCCTAGATGCAAAAACTTCTTTAACAAAAGAGTTCTTTGGTAAATGTCCTCAAAATAAATGGTAAAACTTTACATATGGATTTAAAACAAATCGCTAAAAATTATAGCAAAAACAAAATTACAGCAATGACTGATGCTGTTATTAGAAACAAACAACACACAAGAAACTTTACTACTTATCATTCTGACTCATTGAATTTAATGTTTGCAGAATGGCACTTATTATTTCCTGCTAATAAGCAAGATATGAATTGTTCTTCTTGTAGAAAAGCAGTAGTTAAGTTTTGGGAAACTATTGTAGATGAATGGATTGTTATGGCACAAGAAATTAAAACTACTAAAAAAACTAATGCCAATAAAAATAAAAAGACAAAAGCAAAACAAAGTTGATGTAGTAAAAGACTTCATTGAAACTGCTGGTGTTGGATTAGAAAAAAGATTTGGGTTTCATCCAACCTGCAAGGATATTGTTAGGCATTTTGTAGAGAGAGGTATAATAGAACCTAAAAGACTTCGTAACTTTATGATTATTGTAGATTTTGATAGAATGTTAGTTACTAATAAAGGCAGTAGAACACATACTTGGATGGATTTATCTATAAAATATAATATAAGTGAAAGTCAAGCACAGAACATTGTTTATAAAGAAAGACAGAAATCAACAATATCTTATAATATTAGAGAATAAAGTTTTGTACATAAATAATGTAAATAGTTAAAACATTAATAATATTTTTGCATTTATGAAAGGAAAATGGTATAACATTCAGAATAAAGCAGAGGGAAAATCTGCAGATATATATATCTTTGATGAGATAGGTACTTATGGTGTAACAGCACAAGAATTTATTAATGACATTAAAGAATTAAAAGGAAAGCCAGTCAACTTACGCATTAACAGTTTAGGTGGTGATGTGTTTGATGGTATGGCAATGTATAATGTAATCAAAAGGAGAGAGGCTAAGACTACTGTTTATATTGAGGGAATTGCTGCAAGTATTGCTACAATTATTGCTCTTGGTGCAGATGAGGTTGTTATGGCTGAAAATTCTTTGTTTATGATTCATAACGCTTGGGGAGGAACAATGGGTGAAGCAAAAGATATGAGAAAGGTTGCTGAAACTTTAGATAAAATCTCAGGTGAATTGACAGACATTTATAGAAAAAAGACTGGATTATCTTACGAGGCTTTGCAAGAAATGATGGACGAAGAAACTTGGTTAAATGCTGAAGAAGCATACGAACTAGGTTTTGTTGATGTTGTTTCTGATTCTATCAAAGTGGCTGCAAAGTATGATGTTTCTAAATTTAAGAACATCACAGAAGAAGAAATTCATAATAAATTAAATATTAACATAAAAAACAGAAAAATGACTAATGAGTTAAAAGAATGGTTTAACAACAAAGTTGAAGAGATTGTTACTGCTGTAAAAGGTGATGTAAAAGTTTCTAAAGATGTTGTTGAAGAAACAACTGTTAATGTAACATTAGGTGATAAAGAAGATATAATGAATAAAATATCAGAATTTGAAACTAATAACATTGAGTTGACAAACAAGATCACTTCATTAGAAGAAGAGTTAGCAAATGCTAAAGGAACTAACTTAACTTTAAGTGAAGAGGTAGAAGCGTTAAACGCTAAAATCAACAAAGCAGATGCTAAAGGTACTGAGATTAAAACTGAAGCAGACCCTGTAGTAGTTGAAAACAAGAAAGAAGATGCTAATGCAGGTTTTTACAATGCAATGGCAGAAAGAATGAGAAATAAATTTAATAATTAAAAAATAGAAAAAAAATGGCAACAGGAAATGTAGCAAATAAAGGAACTTTCGCAACTTATTCAGGGGCGAATCTTAACGAAATATTTTATGAGCCAGTATTTAGAAGTGATGACATTATGCGTAACTATAGAGTTATTCCTAATGTAAAACACAAAATGAATGTGTTTACTTCTGCTGCTCTAACAAAAATAGTACAAACTTACACAGGATGTAGTTCAAGTAGTCAAGACCCAGTAAAACAATTTAATATTGATGAGAAAACAATTACTGCAGGTAGAATGAGAGTTGCTCTTGAGCAATGTACTGATGAGTTCTTTGGAACTTACATTGAAGAAATGTACAGAAATGGTGCTGATGTAATGAACATTGAAGGTACTCAATTAGCAGATGCGATTGTAAATCGTGCTGTAAAAGGTATCGCACAAGATGTAGTAAGATTAGCATGGGGTGGAGATGGTGCAACTACTAACTACAACCAAATGTCTGGATGGATGAAATTAATGGGAGATGATGCAACTGTATTGAATGCAAGAACTGAGTATAGTGCAGTAGCACCTACAGCACCTACAGCAGCAGAATCACTTGGTATATTAAGAAAAATGTATGATGATGCTCCAGCAGCATTACAACAAGTACCTGCAGCAGACAAGAGAATATATGTTTCTCCTAAAGTTTATAATGCTTATTTATCAAACTTAGAAGGTACTTCTGCTGATTTAGCAATAACTAACCAACAAGATGGTGTGTTAGTTGTTAAGTTTAGAGGTGTTGAATTAGTTCCTATGTATGAGTGGGACACTATTTTAGCAGACACAGACCCAGCAATGTTCTTGAGAGGGGGTGTTAATGGAACAGAAGGTGCTTGTTACTGTGCAGTAGATAACTTAATTATAGGTTCTGATGTAACAGACCCAGAAGGTTCATTCAAAGTATTTTATGATGACCTAGAAGAGAAAATGTTCTTCAGAGGTTACTTCAAGTTAGGAGTACAATTCTTGTACCCTTCGCTTGTACAATGGGGAATTTTCTACTAATAGTATGTAATAATAGAGGGGAGGGTAGTCCTCCTCTCTTATTTACTTTTTGATAATTAATAAAATAAAAATAATAATATGGCAATAGATAAAGGAATCGGTGTTGAATGTAGTAATCTACAATCTACTGGTGGTATCACGCAAATACTATTAAGAACTTGGCAAACTTCTGATGTAGTTGTATATGGTGATGCTGCTGGAGAGCATGATATTGACAGTATAAAAACTAGTACAAATCCTGCTGACTGGTTTGTTTTTGAAAACAAAAATGAAACTGGGGCATTAACAGTAAATGCAACTAAAGAAAATGGTTCAACTGCTTTTGAGTGTACTCTAACTTTTATGATACCACAAATTAACAATGATAGATTTGCTGAGATTCAAGCAATGCTAGACACTTGTATGATGGGTGCAGTAAAAGATACAAATGGCTCGTGGTGGGTGATTGGTGCTAGTTCAAAGTACGCTAACGAGGATGTACAAGCAAAAAGTCAAACTTTCTTAAACTTTACTTCTGCAGAAGGAGGTACAGGTGCTGCATATTCTGATGAAAGTGGAATGACAGTTACTTTAACAGCAAGACAGTTTGAGTTACCTAGAAAGTATATTGGGACTGTTGATGTTAATACTTCAGCATTAACAGCAACTACTACAACATAATAACATTAAGGTATAATAATAGGTTGAACTTTGTTCGTAAAAAGTTTAATAACATTTTCCTATTAATATCTTTTTTTTAAATATGTGTGATTGTGGGAATAATATTTTAGATTTATCACACTTGAAAATATATATAATTATGGCAGAATATAAAGCAAAAAAATCAATAGGTACTAGATATAAAGGCGACTTTAAAATTAAATGGGCTATAGCAACTCAAGAAGAGTTAGCCTATGCTTATGAAGAACTAGGTATGACTGATGTAATAGAAAAATTATCAACTACAAAAACAAAAGATGAGCCAAAGAAAGCAGCCAAAAAGAAAAAGTCAGGTAAGGAATCTTCAGACTCAAAAGAGTAATACTTTTGAATTTGGAGTTTTTAATTTAGCAATTCCTGAACATATTGAAGAACCACAAGACTTATCAAAAGTAAGGACTAAGTTTATTCCTTTTGGTACTAACAACTTATTTCCTCAATATTTAGCAGAATTAAAAAGAAAATCTAGTACACACAGAAGTGTATTAGCACAAAAAGCAGTTTTCACAAGTGGTGCAAAATTTGTAACTAACAATGAAACTGTCAAAGAATATATCAAAGATGTAAATGCTGATGGCGAGTCATTAAGAGAAGTTTATAAAAAACTTGCTGATGACTATTATACTTTTGGTAATGCTTATTTAGAAGGTGTTTTATATGATGGTGGTTTAAATTTATATCACATAGATGCAACTACTGTTAGAATGTCTAAAAACAAAAAAGAAGTGTATGTACACCCAGACTGGGCAAAGTACAACACTATGAAAGAAAAACTTTCTATTATTCCTCTTTATCCAAATACTAGAGGTAGTAGATTTGTACTACAATTTAAAGATTACGAACCAACATTTCAATTCTATGGTTTACCAGACTACATTGCTGCCTTAGAGCATATTGCAGTAGATTATGAAATAGGAAAATGGAATCACACAAAATTTAAAAATGGCTTTCAACCATCTGCTATTATTGAGATTAATGGCGATATGGGAGAAGAAGAGGCTAAGAAGTTAGTAAGAGAAGCACAAAAGAAATTTGTTGGAGATGGTAATAATGGTAAGATTATGTTTATCGTTAAAAATGGAGATGCTTCACAGGCTAATGTTCAGATAATAAAAGACGACCAAGAAGGTAGTTGGATAGACTTACAACGTATAACTGACCAAAATATTGTAACTGCACATAGATGGCAGCCATCATTAAGTGGTTTAGTTAGTTCTGGTAAAATGAATAACACAGGTAGTGAGATTAGAATTGCTTATGATTTAGCAATGACTACAGTAATCAAAGACACTTCTGATTTACTGTTAAATGGTTTAAGAACTATTTTATTTAAAGAGATGGGATTCTTACCAGAAGAACTTTTGATACATTATGAGCCACCTATTAGTTTTGCTACTCAGATTGATCCTAAAGAAATTTTAACTATTAATGAGCAAAGAAAAATGTTAGATGAGGATTTACCAATGTTAGAAGATGGTAATATGTTTATAAAAGATAGAGAGCAAATTACTGTAACAAGAGAAGATGAGACACAAATAACTGAAACAAAAGAATAAATATGGCAAACGTAAATCAATATGACCCTTTAGTAACAGCAGGAGAAGTTATTAGCAATAGTTTTACAAACGCTAATACAGATACTGCTTTAATATCTAATAATACAATACTACTTGCAGAACTTGCACATTTAAAAGAGGCTATAGGAAAAAAGTTTTACGAAGAAATAAAAACACAACATCACGCAGGTACATTAACAACAGCAAATCAAACTTTAATGGATGATTTTTTAACTAGATGTTTGTGTTGGTTTGTTAGATTTGAAGTTATAAATGAAGTACAAAGTAATAGTACAAGTGCTGGTATAGTACACAATATAGATGAGTTTTCTAGTATTATAGACCCAGCAGAATTAAATGCTTATAAGCAAGATACATATAGAAAGGCAGAAATATATTTAAAAGATATGTTAGATTATATGGATGATGATGACCAATCAGGTCAATACCCTACATACGAGTCTAATAAGCCTTGTAATAATAACGTTTATAAGAATCATGGTATAATAATGTATGACAGTATATACTCAAGACCAGTTAGAAACTATGGTAGTTGGAAAGATTACTGTCCTTGTGATGACTGTTAAAAAATAAATAAATGGCTGCAAACGAACATAAAAACCTAAATGACGCAAATAGACACAATCCAAAAGGTCTTGAAACTGCTGTAAATAGCACAGTATTATGCAAAACAGCAGGGAGTTCTTCTGTTAATACTGATGGTGTTTTAGCGTGGCAGAAAAAATCTTTGTTGGGAACTACTAATTATCAAATGCAAGGGTATCTAACAGGTGCTAC